AACGCCTCTAAAGCCCGAGAAATGCATCAGGATGGAAGCAGGCCCCACCATACCCATGGTAACAATCTCCCACAGCTCCTTGGCAATGTACATGTTAAGCACCTTCTTCCACTCATCCAGCGTACCCATAGGCTTAGTAGCGTAGTTAACGTTAGCCATACCGGGGGTCGGAACATAAAGTTCCTTGCCATCAGGGGAGAAGATGGTGCTGTCGTACACAAACGAATTGTCCTCTTGCCAGCCGCAGCTATGAGGAACTTTAACCGCCACCTTATTAGAACTGGCGTATTCCACACAACCACGGATGTACTCGTATAGGTGGACGTCATTGCCCTTGCCGTAGACCGCGATTATATTGTGACTAGCTAGCATCTTCACAGTCTCATCCTTACTTACTGCCGATTTTTGAGGCATGATAATGTCTGATGTGTGGGTAGGGCGGCAAACAATCATGTGAATCAAATGCTCATCGCCATTATCTAGGATATCTACTACAAACAAATCGTAGGGCAGGATCATTACCTGTTTCTTGACCTTTTCTCCGCCTTCCTCTTCAATCACCTTGTCTATAAATATACCGCCATTAGCCCCATAGCTGAATCCGCGTGGCGGAATTGGGCGCACAATCATTAACTGCTCGGCAGGTTTGTCTGCTGTAGCCGCCTTGGTTTCTACTATGATTTCCTTAGGCTTATTGTCGACCTTAATTTCACGCCCTAAAGCTAGCGGGTTAGTAATCTTACCGAAGTGTGGGCAACCTTTACATAAACCTGGGTTTGCCTCGTCAAGCTTTAAGCAACTGTAAGGGCCTTTGATCTGGTGCCACTTGGTGTTGTGCCGATCCATATCGTAGGGGTGCATGGCGGATAGGGCTTGACCTTCTTCCTCGCCATCTTCGCAGTACTTAGCTATGCTGAGAATGCCCCGCCACAAAGGTTCCATGCCGTCATCTTTAGCATGCTCAATGTAATGGTTTATCTGTTTGCATTTGGGCGCCAAAGTTTTAAAGAACGTGATACTGTTCTCAACCATCTTGACGTTTGATGCAGAACCTTTTAAGTCTGGACGCTTACCCGGTAAATCAAATTTAGGCAACATTTCATGGGAATCTTCCCCGACTTTTTCTTTGATGACCGTAGACAGTTGTGTAAAGTCAAATGTTACACCAACCACCTTGATGGCAACAGACCGCGGCTTTTCTTGTTTGTAGTTCTGTGTGTCAGGCACACGTAATACCCGAGCGGCGTCGCCAGTAACCATAGCGTCAATCCGAAGTCCTTCTTTCTTACAGAGGCGCTTGAGATTTTCTGCTACTGGTTTCCATGCGGATATATCTACTTCGTCAAAGAACGGCCAGTATACGTGCAGTCCACCGCCACTAGATACGATGTATGGGGTTCCAAGCTGGTCTAACGAAGTTGAAGACAAAAATGTACCCAGTGCCGCCGCAGCCGCCTGTTTATTAGGATAATCCTTTCCTTCACCACAATCAATATCTAAGAATAAAGATTTTATTTTTAATGCATTTGTGGCTAATCGCTTGCCACTTGTATTGAATGATGCTAAGGCGTAGAAAGCATTTAAACCTTCTCCACTAAAGTGTGTAGCGTTGCTATACAGTTCATCAATCGTGTCAACAAAGACATGTTCTTTTTTAGCTGTGCTAAGTTCGCAGGCGCAATATTTACCCGAAGACGGAAGCACAGTCGCTAGGAATTCCTGCGACTTCATATAATGCTCCTTGGGTTAACCGTTAATACGTCTATCGAATCTTTTTACTATTTCCTTCTGAAAACTTAACGGCATGCCAGTATCAAGGTAGCGTTCTGCAAAGCTAATTAGTTCTTTGTCGGTTAAGGCAGCTGGCGATATTGCCGATTCTTTTATTTGTTCTGCTTGCATTTTTTCATTGCCTCTTCAACAGTACTGCTTGTTTGTAATATGCGTAACAGATTGGTCACGCTCGTTCTGTACGATGGAGTAACTTCGGTTCCAGCGAACCAGTTATAAACCGTCTGTCTTGTTGCGCCTGTGTACTGCGAAATCTGAATCACAGGTAAATTTAATTTAATAGCCCATCTACCTAGTTGATTACCTAGGGTCTTCTCCGCTTTCGAGGTGGACTGTCTTATTGTTTCTGAGTAAGCCATATTATCTTTCGTTGTAAGGGGGGTGGGGAGACAGTCTTTTTAGTCTGAAATCTCTAAGAGCCATAGAGCTGAATAGTGTCAACCTCCCCGTAAACTTTTACTCGTCGTCAGTATCCCACTCATCAACAACAGAAGCTAAGTCACCAGTCTTTTTCTTCGGAACAGCAGAAGGTTTAACTGTAGGCTTACGCTTCTCAGGCTCGTCAAAGGACTCCTCTTCTTCTTTAGGTGCAGCTAATGCTGGGGCTGCTTTTTTCGTACCTGCACTTTGGGAGACAGACATTGTAACCGCCTGTTTAGCTTCCTTAGACTCGCTCTTTTCCTTGACGATCTCATACTCGTCCTCAGACAACCAACGCATAGGCTGGAAGAACAACTTAGGTACTGCGGCTTTAGTATCGAAACGCAACCGAGTAACAACAGTCTCAGGGCTAATGCTCTGCGCGGCTAAGAATCTTGCATACGCTTGTAATGGGCGCTTGTCGCCTTCTTCTTTACCGAAGATTGATGTGGCCGATAGGGTCAACTGCATAATGTCCCCAGCGATATCGTCAGCTACTACAACTGCTAGACGCTGACTGAAACGGCATGCGCGTGAATCACCTTGGCCTGAGCCTTTAACGTTCTGTGGGCATGACGCACAGTTGCTAGCTTGTGCTTCTTTAGCGGATGCATCAGGCTTTTCACCGTCGGCAGACCAGCAATCGGGGGCCTTGGATGCTCCTTCTTCGTAGCTACCAGCGTAATACGTGCGGCTGATCTTTGGGGCGGCTTGAACAATCACCACATCAAGGTGGCGATCTTCTATAGCTGCTACCTCATCACTACCCGACATTAAACGAAATACACCACCTTTAACGGAGATGCGCTTACCGAAACTACTACCACCACCACCTGATAGGCTTCGCGCTAAATCGGAAATTTCTATCGTCTTAGCAAATGCTGGTAGTTTCGAGGGGTTAAATGCTGTGAGTTCTTTACTCATTTGTTACTGCTCCTGTACTAGTTGGCTTGGCGACTGCCGCGCCTGTTTGTAAAAATTCTAAAAATGCTTCGGCTACTTCGGTAACTTCATAGGCACTGCCTTCATACATACACTTAGCGGCTGTGTCTAAAGCCATTCTGCGTAGGTCAAGTTCAAGCATGATGTTACGTGCGGCATTTTCTACTGCTTGTTGTTCTGGTGTTAATTGAGTGTTGCTCATGTACTTCTCCTTATTTGGTTGGTTTTGTTACTGTTACTGTTACTTCGGCCATAGAGTTTAAACCCATTGGAACAACGCCAGGATTTTCCTCCAAAAATAACTTCAAGTTTGTTTGCGCAATGCGCTGTTCGACAAGGTCTAAAGCGTCGTGTTCTACCATAAACGCTTTAAATGATTCCCAGTCGTCGGTGTAGTACCTTGTTTTGGTAGACGTTGAAATATTACCGCCTTCAGTCTTGACTGAACTTACACCCAGTTCTCGAAGTTGATCTTTCATAGCCAGCTTGATTTCTTTTTTCTGTTCATCAAGTCGATCTAGTTGCCTCTGCACTTCCTGTGCTTTGAGGTATATCTTACGATATATACGTGTTAGTTTTTCTAACGGAATTTGTTCTACTTCGTCTGACATACTTCCTCCTTTGTCAATAATTATACATCAATACAGACAGCTATACAACCCAATAACGGGTTTTAAATTTTGCCAATCTCCTCCTTGTACAGATTGAGCAGAATGTCGTGCCCCTCAACGCGCTTTTCTAACTGCGCAAACATCCGCTTTTCTATGTCGCTACCTTGTAAGTGTATCACAGTAACATTCGTACCTGTCTGTCCAATACGATCTGCTCGGGCGATACACTGTAGATAGGTTTCTACAGACATAACGGGGCCATAAAATACTACTGTATCCGCGGCTGTAAGCGTTACCCCATGAGAGGCTGACTGGGGCTGAACTACCAGTATACGCGGGTTAGGTTCTGTTTGGAACCGTTTAAATATATCGGTACGCTTATTAACTGATACGTCACCATGAATCACCTCTGCCGCTACGTTATGCTTAAGAAGGTACTCGTGGATGGTTTCAATGCTATGCCTAAAGGGTGCAAACACAATCACCTTTCTGTTGGTTTCTTCCAACACTTCTAGCAAAACATTCAAGCGAGGAGCGCAGTCAAACTCCACAACCTCATGGGTGTCGGTATAAGCCGCGCCAGCAGAAATCTGTAGTAGCTTGGATACACCCGCCGCGGCGTTAACTGCCGTAATAGTTTCACCCGAAGCCTGCATAACCATGCGTTCTTTGAGGAGCTTATAGTACTTGACTTGCTGTGGGGTTAGTGGTATCTCCCGCGTCTCAGTTAGTACTGGTGGTAGGTCTGTACACTCTTCTTTGGTAAACCTAATCGCAGGTTGCAGCGCAGCAAATACTGCCTCAGCTGCTCCGCTCTTCGGAACCCATTTGAATTGGGTAAGCTTCTTCATAACCTTATCGCGCCACGCAGTAGCAAACTTGGGTACACCAGTCGGGTTCACTAACTTAGCTAGACCATACGCATCCACAGGCGACTGCGCAGAAGGGGTTCCTGTCATCATCCACAGCAATGAATCAGGTCGCAAAATTCTATTAAGGGACTTCCATCGTTTTGTCGATGAGTTTTTATATGCGTTAGCTTCATCTACTATGATTAAATCAAACCGCCCATCGCGTGCGACTTCCTCGGCAATTAAGTTAAGTCCATCGTAGTTAACAATAACGAACTCATAGTCACCTTGAACCATCTCAATACGCCGACTAGCCTGAGCATGGTGCGCCGCAATTGCAGACCTATGGATTATGCTGTTAGATATACCGCTCATCCAAGCGTCGTGCATGATTGACAAAGGGCATAGAATTAAACAACGTCTGACTTTCTTTAGCCGCATCAAGTAATCTGCCGCCCATAAAGCACTAAGTGTCTTACCGGTTCCTGGGTCGTTAAATACAAATGCTCTTGGATTAAGTGTTAAGAAGGATGATGTTTCAACTTGATGCGCAAAAGGTCTATGCCTGCCGGGCCAATCATACCGAGCCGTTATGGGCGAGACTAAATCTTTAACACCTAAGTTTCTTAATACCCTTACTTCCTCTAGACCCCAAAATACTGCCATCTCATATACACCACCATTCTCACCAACTATTTTACTGCGCGGAATAATACTGTACTTATCGGGGTCACGCGTTCTAAATACTAGAGCTTTGTTCTCTATTATTTGCATCTTCGTTTCTCTCTTCTTTTTGTTTTATGTAATCGTTTAAAGTCTTTGGTTGCTTTTTTCCAAAGATTGCTTCAAAGTTTTTATCAAACTGTTCTAGTTCTACACCTAATGGGCGAGGTGAATCGCCTTTGCCGCCATCTCTCATTCTTTTTCCTTTGCCATTCTTAATGCCGTAGCATGTATTTTCCCATCAAACCAACGCCTAACCACATAACTACGGATAACACTAATAACCGTATACAGTAGCCCCATGAAAAAGTTCTCGCTAAGTGTGATATGGAATCCAAACAAAGGCAGAATAAGTAAATTAGCACAGTAGTTAATACCAAAGCCAATAAATACGTTGATGCACGCTTCATAAAAACTCCCTAGTTTTGTTTGCCTCATGGCATAAGTTCTTTTGGTGGCCTATCGTCACCCTCTAAGTACGTCTTGCTATACAACGTAAGCATTCTTAGATTACACATAGCGTGGGCTAGGTGTGGTTGACCTGACTCAGCATCAATATTCTCACCAGCTTGAAACGCAGCTATGTGACGCAACGCACAAGCTAAGGGCACAGACCAAGGCATTCCTTTAGCCCAGTTCCAAGCCGCATACTTCTCTTTACCATACATCCAAACTCTAGCCTCATCTTCCAATGTAGCTAGCGGGATCAAACTAAGGTCAGCTTTACCGCCATTGAACCTAGCGCCTGATCCTTTTGCTGTACTGTTTACATCTCCAATACCTTTTAATACTGTGTCATCACTATAGTACGTATTATAGTCATCATAGTGTGGTATCTGTACTACTTCTTCGTTTGGCATCATTCCTCCTTATTTGATTGAGCCATCTGCCTTCCTTGGGAAACTTCTATTAGCACTAGCACTCTTAGCTTTAAGATTGCTTCGTACCGTCTTACCGCCTTTACTTAATGGCTTGGTGTGGTCTACGTCTTTACCGTCGCCTTTACTTACTACACCTTCACGCTCAAGCATACGTCTAGCTTTATTGCGTTGGGCGCGTTTCTTTTTTACAACTTCTGTGCCGTCGTAGTTTGCATACTCGGCTTTGTAATCTCTTTTATAAACCATTTTGTTCTTTCTTAATAACGTTTGCGGTGAAACTCACAGCTTTTTACAGGACACCACCCACACAGTGGGGTGCTATTTGGATTCCATATGTCATTGTCGTGGCTAGAGGCGAGCTTGGCAACCCGTTCCCTATACTTATTCCAATGGTAAGGGGCATCTTCTAACAGCATTTTATGCTTAACCGCGCTACCTTTAACTACAAATAGCAGGGCTGAGTTAACTTGCCGTATGTGGGGAAAGTGAGCAAACACCATCAAAGACATTAAGATTAGCTGATCTCGATCAGGGTACTTGTCGTTGCCTGTCTTATAGTCAATGACCCAAGCCTTTAGCCCATCGTCATCAATAATAAGTAAATCGGCAATACCACGTACCCAG